CGGTTTGGAGGTTACTTATGACGTAACAGACACCGATGTGATTGATTCTCTTGGAACTGCTGTTGCCGCCTTTAGATACGATCTAAAAGGAGCATCAACATATTCTGAAGCAATTACCTCATCTGCTGCTAACGGCACAACTGCATTTGATCAAACGCTTGCAGTTACTTTTACTAAATTGACAAAGGAAGACCACAAAGAAATAAAACTTCTTTGCTATGGCCGACCTCACGTTATTGTTGAAACTAACAACGGTGATTTGTTCTATGCTGGCAATCAGCATGGGATGGATGTAACAGGAGGCACTATTGTTAGTGGCGCAGCGTTAAGTGAACTTGTTGGCTATACTTTGACATTAACTGGTTCTGAAAAAGTTCCAGCTAATTTCTGTGTTGCTGCTGGCTCAACTATTGCCGCTCAACTTACGGCACTTGGAGTAAATGTAACGGTTGGAGTTTAATATTCCTTAACTTATATAGATAAAAGCCTCAGTCGTTTGATTGGGGCTTTTTTATGACAAAAAAATATTTTCAAGTTATATAAGTATGGTAATTCTATCAAACACTTCTGATTCTCAAACATTCTCAATAATTCCTCGCTTTGAGCCTACGGGTGATGTGACGGTAACAATGTATTCAGAACAACAAAACAAGTTAACTCACACGCTGACAATAACGGGAGTGTATTCAAATGGATATTTATCTTTGTCAAGCGCGTTTAGCCCAGTTCTAGTTTTGAATCAAAATTACAGATTAGAGATAAAAGACGGATTAGAGCTTTGTTGGAGAGGTAAGATCTTTGTGACAAATCAAACAGACTTGCCACAATTCACTATTAACGAAGGTGTATATACAGAGCCAACACAAACAGACAATTCATTCATCATTATATGAGCATAAAAATAGTTGAACTAGGCAAATACACTACGCCTAAAATATCCGAAAATAAAAAGGATAAATGGGTTAGTTATGGTGACGATAATAACTATTATCAAACACTACTAGATTCTAAGGAATCACCAACAAATAGCGCATTGATCAATAGCATATCGGATATGATCTACGGCAAAGGATTGGGCGCGACAGATGCATCTCGGAAACCTGATGAATGGGCGGCATTAGTTCAGATGTTTAGCGAAGACTTAATGAGAAAAATCGTTGATGACTATTACACATTAGGTGAGGCTTCTATTCAAGTTGTATATGATCAAAGCCATACAACTATTACAAGCGTTGAGCATATTCCAATTCAAAACTTACGACCAGAGCGATGCAACGAAGAGGGGGATATTGAGGCTTATTATTATTCAGACGATTGGACAAAAGTTAAAAGAAACGAAACGCTTGAAAGAATACCATCATTTGGGATGAGTAAAGACGGATTAGAGGTTTTGGTTTTAAAGCCATACAAATCAGGCTTTCATTATTTCTCGCCAGTCGAATATCAAAGCGGTTTAGATTATGCTTTTGTAGAAATTGAGCTTGCAAAGTTTCACCTAAACAATATCTATAATCGTTTTAGCGCGAATATGATTATTAATTTTAATAATGGACAGCCAAATGATGAGCAGCAAAGAGCGATTGAAAATAAAATAAAAGACAAGTACACAGGCACAGAAGGTGAAAGCGTAATAGTATCATTTAATGATAACAAAGAAAGCGCGGCCGACATACAAACACCCCAACTAAACGATGCTCACAATCAGTATCAGTTTATCGCTGAAGAGGCAAGTAGAAAATTAATGGTTTCTCACAGAGTTACATCTCCGCTATTATTTGGATTACCACAAAACGGTGGTTTAGGTTCAAACGCGGAAGAGATTAAGATGGCAGCAATGTTATTTGACAACACGGTGATCAAGCCAATGCAACGAGTGATTATTGAGGGCGTAAACAAGATCCTAAACTTTAATCAGATTTCTTTAAACCTTTATATGATTACNTCACAACCTTTAGACTTNACNGAGNTNAANAATGAAGATGTAGGTGTAGAAGCNATANAGGAGCAAACAGGCATTGAAATGTCTAAACAAATATGCTGTTCAAATCAAGATGACGGGCTTGATCAAATGGTTGATAAACTTATTGATTTAGGCGAAGATGAAGATTTAGAAGATTGGGATTTAATAAGTTCAGAAGCTGTTGATTATTTAACAGATGACGAAAAAGAACAAGAGCAAAGCCTTTTATCTAAAGTATGGAATTTTGTCAGCACAGGAACGGCTAGACCAAACCAAAAAAGCGAACAAGACACAGGACTTTTTAAGGTACGCTATCAGTACGCGCCTGACAAGACAAGTGGAAATAGTAGAGATTTTTGCAAGAAAATGGTTTCTGCTAGTAAAATTTATCGAAAAGAAGATATTATCACGATGGACAATAAAGTTGTCAATGCAGGTTGGGGGCCAAATGGAGCTGACACTTACAGCATTTGGTTTTACAAAGGTGGCGGTGACTGCCACCACTACTGGATGCGAAAAGTTTATATGAGAAAGAGAAATTCATCGGGGGTGTTTCTGCCAAACGAAGGACTTTCAAATGATAAACCAGTTAGCGTAAACGAAGCAAGAAAGGCAGGTGTTCCATTAAAAAAGAATGACGCAAAGGTTGCCAAGCTACCGACTGACATGGAGAATAACGGATTTTTAAAACCTAGAGGATAATGGCAAAAGCACTATTAATAACCTATGATGACTTGCTTAGGTATTCTAACATGAGCGGCAATGTTGACAGCGATAAGGCCATTCAGTATGTTAGCATTTCTCAAGACATTCATGTCCAGCGATTGTTAGGTACTGATCTCCTTGAGAAAATTCAATCCGACATCATTGGCAGCACTTTGAGTGGTAACTACCTTTCATTAGTTACAAATTGGGTTAAGCCTGCTTTGATCCATTGGACATTGGTAGAATTACTTCCGATGATTTCAGTTACAATTGGTAACGGTGGGATTTATCGTCACGCGCCTGAAAACGCTAATACACTAAGCAAGGATGAAGTTGATTCATTAGTTAGCCAAGAGCGTGACTTTGCGGTTTACTACTCAAATCGTTTAGTTGATTATTTATGTAATAACTCAACGCTATTTCCAGAATACAATTCAAATACCAACGAAGACGTTAATCCTTCAACTGATAATAACTTTTGTTCATGGGTGCTGTAAAGAGAAAATCAAAACCAAAAAAAGAGAATATAATTAAACTGCAAAAGTTTATAGAAAAAAAGATAGAGAAAAATGGAGATAATTGAAAAGATAACTGATCTGATAGCTACGCATGGTCTATTTACGGTTTTATCAGCAGTTTTGGTAGGCGTTTTGATTTGGAAAGGAAAAGAAATTGGAGCTTATCTTGTAACAATGCTGCAAGCTAGCGCGTTAGTTAAAAAGAACGAAGAAACCATTGCTTTGCTTCGGGCTGANATTCAAGAATTGCGTGAAAAATTAGAAACATACAACGCTTTGCTCACAGAACAAACCGCAACTATTGCAAGACTTGAGGAAAGAATAGTCCAAACCGCCAAAACTAGGGTTTCCAAAAAAAGACCAACCAATGAAAATTAGCACAAATCTATCAGTTGAGGAAGTTAGCAAAAGTCTAACGGCAACGCGAAAGGGTATTGATAACACGCCTAAAGGCGATCATTTAAATAATCTCATATCTATTGCTCAAAACATATTCCAACCAATTAGAAATCATTTTGGTGCGCCTATTTTTATTTCTAGTGGTTACAGATCAGAAGCATTAAATAAGGCAATTGGAGGTGCTAAAACCTCACAACATTGCAAAGGGCAGGCATTAGATTTAGATAATGACGCGGTTGAATATCCGACAAATAAGCAAATATTCGACTACATTAAAGATAATCTTAAATTTGATCAACTCATTTGGGAATTTGGAACGGAAGAGAANCCATCATGGGTTCATGTTTCTTACAAAGATGAGGTCAATAATAGAGGACAAGTTTTAAAGGCGGTTAAGCAAGGTGGCAAAACTGTTTACCTTTTGTGCTAATGGCTGTCTAAGTGTTTTTCACCTTTGATAATTGTTTTTCACTTAACTTTGACACTAAACAAAAAAACATGGGAAGGAAAAAATCTTACAGACCAAGATTATCCGAAGCAGAATATAGATTAATTGAAAACATAAGAAGCAACCCTAACTCAGAGGACTTCTTAACCATATGCCAAGAAAAAGGCATCAACCCACAAGACGTTGCGCAGTATTGGGATAAAGACAAACGCTATTCAATACAAGTAAAAGGATCAGATAAAGACTGGAATGGTCTAATAGACAATGCCTTTGATAGATTAAAAGAATATAGCCCTTCATTCAAAACATTTAAACGTACTAAATCAAAAGATCCGCATTGCCTCGTTCTTGATCCAGCGGATATTCACATCGGTAAACTTGCTTCATTCGTTGAAACGGGCGGCAAGTACGATATCGAAACAGCATTAGCCAGAGTAGATGAAGGCGTTCAAGGCGTTTTAGATAAGTCTTATGGCTTTAATTTAGATAAGGTAATACTTATCATTGGTAACGATGTATTGCATATAGATAATCCTCACGGAACTACGACCAGCGGAACAAGACAAGACACTTCAGCAATGTGGCACGAAATGTATTTAGCTGCCGAGCAGATGTATGTTGCGATCATTGAAAAGTTACTACCTATATGCGATGTTGAAGTTGTTTACAATCCATCAAACCATGATTACGCCAGCGGTTTTATGTTAGCCCAAACGATACGCGCGTATTTTAGAAAGTCTAATAACGTCACTTTCAACGTTGACATATCACATCGTAAAGTCACGCAGTACGGAAAAAGTATGATTGGAACAAGTCATGGTGATGGTGCTAAGATGGCTGATATGCCTTTATTAATGGCAACCGAAAATCCGCTGATGTGGAATGAATGTAAATATCGCTATATCTATCTTCACCATATCCATCACAAGCAGTCAACGAAGTTCATGAACGGAAAAGATTTCATTGGTGTGACGGTTGAATACTTACGCAGCCCATCTGAAGCTGATAGTTGGCACGATAGAAATGGCTACAAAGGTTCAAAAGTTGCCATCGAAGGTTTCATCCATTCTTTTGAATCTGGTCAAGTGGCAAGGATAACGCATCTATTTTAATATGACCGCATCACAACACTACATAGTTCACACAATTACAATTGTGGCAATAGTAATTTTATCTTCAATCATTTTAAGCCCTTCTAAGGCCGTTAAAAATGATGAGGGTATGATAACACTACTTGAGCATCAAAAGTCAACCTTGATAAAGGAAAACGACTATATAAAGGTTGTGTCACATCGCAGGCTTATGCGCATTGATTCAATGAAGAAATCAATAGCTGTTATTAAACCAGAAAACAAACAACTAAATAATAAAGTAGATGAGATTGAACATAATGATGTTACTGATAGCGTTATCACTATCCTTACAAACCGCCTCCTCGCAAGAGATACCAATTAAACTGCAACGCGAAGTCATTAAAATGAACAATGATTTAAACGCCTTTGAGAAGGAGAATAGATCGCTAAAGGTATTGATGTCAGAATATGAAGATCAGATTTTAGACTGCAATAAAACAATTGATAACTATATTATCATCGCAAAAGGCGATAGCTTAATAATTCAAACTCAAAGATCGACTAATGATCAGTTAATGATCAACCTAGATTCCGAGAAAAAAAAGACTAAATTTTGGAGAACCATAACATTAGGTGCTGTGGTCACTATTCCAGTCGCTTTTGTAGTTGGTTCATTAATGGCTATTCGTTATCAGTTGTAAGTCTTACATACTCAGTCTGTGCAAAATCCAGCCTGACATCCGCTACCCTCACCAAATAAAAAATCTTGCTGTAATCCTACTTTTTTAATTTGCTCGTATGTCATTTCTTTTTTCCACCTTGCGTTTTTCTCTTGGTCGGCAAACCATTGCATCTTTTCTGGGTTATCTTCAAAGTTTTTTCTAAGCTGTTGTACTTGTTTATGGAAACATCCAACGCAATTAGAATCTTCTGGGAAGTTTAAATTAGTGCTTTGCGCCCATTTGTAAACAGGGTAATGAGTAATTTTATCTTCAATCAAAGGAAAGTAACCTTCACGCCATTCTATTTCCTCCCATTTATTTTGAGTTTTTCTCTTTCCAACAATACCTTTAAACGATGTTGTTAGTCTTTCTGCCCTTTCCTTTTCATCATATCTGAAACCTATACCCATTCTAATTTTTTCGTTAATATTTTTATACCACCAATCCCAAATAGGGCGCATCTTCATTTCAGTAGTGCAAAATCTCCATTGCTGATTAGGCAAACCTTTACCACCTGTTGCTTGTCTATTAACTTTTTCAAATGTTTTTCCAGATACCCATATTATTTCAGTCCCTAACATTTGCTCTAAGTCAAACATTACCTTCAATGTTCTGTCATCTTCAGCAGTAGCAATAAAATCTTTACCTAATTTATCTCTCACCATCTTGACAATATGTTTATCCTTTGGCGCACATTTTTTGTCCTCAATTCTAACCAATGAAAAAATGTTATAATCCGCTGG